GCAAGTTCCGTATTCATAAAGTTCCCCAGTGCCCGACCGTCTTGTGCGAAGCACATGAATGTAATGGTCAAGGCCTTTAAGCCTGTTTTGATAGTAATCCACTATCCGGCGCTGCATTCCAACGTATTGCTCAAAAATAATAGCAGTATGGTCAGATCGGCCCAAATCCCAATATAAATTGATTGTTGAGCTAGAATGATGCGGAACGTGTGTAATGCGGCCTTCTTCCGCGCAATCCCGAAGTTCCTCGGCATAAACCGCTCCTTCAAGTGCTTTCCGGCATTCCCCTTCCCACACATGCAAATACGCATCGCGGTCTTTGGCCTTGAGGTCCAGCATTTCCTGCTTGAGCACTTGCGGAAACCACGGATTATCTCGCCATGAGATTTTCTGCACTACCGCATTTTTAGGAGGAGATAACACAAAACGCTGGTAAGTATCGTCACTTTCAAGCTCAGGATTAAACGAAACCCATATTTCAGAGCCTTCTTTACGGATCGTAGGAATAAGAACCTCCCACGAATTTTTCGTGACCTTGTTCGCTTCTTCGACCCAGCAGACGTCCACACCTTCGTATGACTTAATCTTCGTGACATTGTTGCGAATCCCTTCAAAGGAAAACTCGCTCCCTGTCGATGGGCAGAAAATCCTCGCCTGTTCTATCTGGTAAAACGGCAACAGCCCTAAAGATTCAATCTGATCGCTTAAAATTTTGTGCACCGAATCTCGAATAGAATTTTGTAATTCACGAGCGCACAAAACACGCAAAGGCTGTTTCGCCGCCAGCACCACAAGCGCCCTCGCCATGCCCCACGACTTCGATCCGCCGCGCCCGCCGTAAAGCACCCTATATCTCACAGGCAAATCATTGACCTGAGGCCAGAAAAGACATTGGAGCTTTTCTGGCCACTCAATAACTTTCGCCTGTGAGGCATTTTGTGTGGTTAGGTCCATATTATACTCAGTCTCAAATGGGCCTATTTACCCTTCTTGGCATTGTAGGCTTTGAGGGCTTTTTTGTCCATTGCCATATCTTTCTTAGAGCCCTCTTTGATACCCTTCGCCGCGAGCTTTTTATCCATCTTCTTATCCATCGGGGATTTTTCCCACTGCTTCATCGTCATCTTAGCCATATTACTTACCTCCGGGTTGTTTACTGGATGACACTTTGCTCAGATCTTTACTTTGGCCTTCTTTAAAAGCTGAATTATTAGCTTTTGCTTTTAAAAGTTTCCCCATGTCGTAATGAGATCCCATGATGTGACTTTCGCGGTCAGGACGTTTGTGTGAGCAGCATTTTTTCATTCTTCGTTCCTCGTTCTGTCCCATAACTTAAACCCGATCTGCAGAGACAAATAAATGCAGCCGAGTATCGGTGCGACGACTTCCGCAACATCAGACACAGCTTTCAGCGACGGAAGCCACAAAGGTGACGAGATCATTGCTGCCGAAACGATTGCTCCTGTCCGTTCGGCGGTGGATACGAAAAGGGTGCTTAAAAGATCGCCGTTGTTATGCTGCATCGTCATTTAATCCATCCACATTTTAGCGCTACGCCTACAGCATTGTGCTCTCGAATTTGTGCGATTGTTGGAACGGTATCATGTTTCGAATAGTAAATCGCTTTTGCTGCTTGACAGAAAGTCGCACGATCAGTCCCTTCGGAAAGGGTCGTTGATTGGCAAGCTGTCAGGGTGCTTAATAATATCGGCACGAACAGCCTCCCTTGCAGCAATTGCGATTTGCACATCATGGATTTGCCCTCTCAAATCATTCAATTGCTGCTGCGTCTTTCCTGACTCCACAAGTTTTTTGTTGTGGAGCCAATCCATCAACTTCACAATCACAGTCGCTAGTCCCGAAAGGAACCCTATGATTGCAGCAAAGTTCATTTCGCCGCGCCTGTCGTTCCGCCGTCTTTCGCCGACATAAGACCTAACGCTGACAAAATCATTGCAATCTGCGAACCGGGATCGGAAGGGATTGCAAGTCCTGGAATGTTAATCCCTACATAATGCAATCCAACAAGCGCGAGCATCGCTACGCCGGTTGCGGTCGTTCGCCAGTTGTTGATGAAGTAATTTTGTATAATTGTGTGCATTTTACTCTCCTTAAGTCTAACTTGGATAAACCTCTATTAGCCAAGCATATAGCAAGACTAAATCCGTAGAGACGGATTTCTGCACTGTAAAATCTAAAGTTATTAACGTCGCTGTATTCTCGGTTGAATAAGCATTGTAACTTGCCAATGATGAGGTAGCGGCTGTAATAAATACCCAACTAGCTGAATTTTGAGCATTAGTCGAATTATTAGTCATCTGTGTATTAAAAGTGCAGCCAGTATTACCTGTGCCTAGATTTTGCGCAAGGATAATAGTCCCCGCAAGACCATTTAGTCTAATTCTAAGAGCTTTATTATTTGCGTTATTAGTGACGGTCCAATGCGCAGTTATTTTTATGGTTCCAGATGGCCCCATCAAATTAGGAGGGATAGGAATTGATAAAATAATATTTTCGCTTGTATTATTTGGACCATAAGCGCCCGATTGAGAATCGTGCGCAAGCAAATAACTTCCGCTCATTGCGTAAGATGCAGATGATAGTAAAGGCAATGTTGTTGTCAGAGTATAATCTGTATAAGCGACGTTTTGATATTGATACAGCGTAGACTTGCTAGCATCACATCTTATAAATGCAACAGTTGGACCATAACAAAAGTTGTCAGCTACGGTTGCATTAAATCTTAAAAACCCACTTGATGGATCTAAATTAAAATCAATAGCATACGGCGGAAGGCTCCCTGCAACATTAGAAACAAAGCTACAATTAGTTATTTGCAAACTGTCAACATACATACTTTTCGCTGTATTAACGTCAACTATTGAAATGGCTGTAGAACTTACTGACGCGCCGCCATTAAAAAAAGTGCAATTAGTAATATCAAGCCCATAAATACTTACTCCAGACATCAATGCAGAATTAGAAATCAAAATACCGGCTTCAAATAATTCCATATAATTATTTTCAATCAATCCTCCGAAATGAGTTAAAACAATTCCATTCCTAACGGCAAAAATGTTCATATCCCTAATACTTGTGGAGCCAGACTCTTGCATATTATAAGGAGCATGGGGGATATAAATTGCATTCTGATGTAATTGAATGGTGCAATCAGATATCATGCTAATTGCTATACTATCAAAACGCATCCCATATTGGCTGGTATAACTAGGATGAATGCTAAATGATCCAGATCCAATGATAAATAATCGATAGAAATTTGCTTCTTGTATGTTCCATCCATATATCCCGCCATTACAAACATTTGGCAAAGAAATCCCAAAATTATGCAAATTAAGGCGATATATAAATTTATTTGAATCACTTAGCGTCCAAGAACTTGCTGTTCCAGACCCACCAGTGTTGGTGATATTCGCTACAAGCGTATTTCCAGAAAATGATGTAACAGTTCCTGCCATAAAATTTGCTTCGTTTGCTGTCGAACGAATAAGAATAGGATCACCAACAGCAATTGACGAAGTTGCAGATGAATTTGTTGTTACGAAAGTTTTAGAGCCTGTGCCAATTGTTATGCTACTGGATGAAGTTGTAACGCCATTTTGAAGTTTAAGAGCATAATCTGAGCCAGTATATCTTAATACTGACCCCTGTTCATATACAGATCGTGTTTCTCCAAATAATTCTATACCATCAACGGTTATCAAAAGTGATGTTGCGTAATTAAAATTACCAACAGGAATATATACAGCGGGCTTGGAAAGTGTAGCACTTGTTGAAGTTATTGTAGCAATTTGAGCATAATTAATAGCTGCTTGAATTGCGGTATAATCGTTCGTTGTCCCATCGCCTTTGGCCCCAAACCATCGAATATTGATAGGGCCATCAATTATTCTAAGCCACGCGCTTGAGCCATCCCCACCTGTCGGCAAAATAATTGTGCCGCCATTCTCAACATATGTTCCAGCAGCAGCGCCTGTAACACCATAAAAATTACCGCCACCGCCGTCGCCAGCAGCATAATATCCTTCCACAATCACCGCAGTAACAGTCTGCACCGCTGTCGTGCGCAAAACCGCAATAGTCGCAATAGACTTTGCTGTGCCGTCAAGCAGGTTGGTAGGTGTAAGAGCGTAATATGTTCCAAGCGCGGCCATTTTATCACCTATTCGTATATGCGTAAGTTTGTGCGGCAAGAATACGGGCATCTGCCGTAGCGTCACTCCATCCAAAATATGCTTTCAACACAGTCCTTACATACGTCCACGCTAGACCACCGGGAGGCCAATAAGCCCCCCAATATCTAATCGCAGTTGGATCTTGGGAGTCGTTATAGTTTGCAGCTAAATCATTCTCAACGATAGATAACCAGACATCGCCACCTGTCCCAGCAGTTCCAGAAAACGCTAACAACGCCGAGCGGCACTGGTCAATTGTTAATGGTAAATTTGCAATAGGGATAAGGCTATAAGCTGAAATCGGATTCGATCCATCCGAATACAAAAAGCCCGTTAGCGAAGGATATATCGGGGTGATAGCCGTTGGCGGCACAAGATTTAAAAACTGCCAATTCTGTGTCGCAGCGGCAGTCATAAATCCTGTAGTCTGCTTTTGCACCAAAACACCAATTGCCCCATTTACACCATTAATTGTCGATCCCCCTTCCGCAAAAACGCGAATGTCATTGGATGCGTTATTGATGATGAGAAAAATACGCCCGGGGAGAGCCTGCGGGAGCGTAACACCTGCACCTGCAACCGCAGCAGTCGTGACGTTCGTAACAGTAAAAGTCACCTTTTGCGAAGTCGCCATCGTCCCGCCAGCCGTCGCCGTCACAGGGTCCGAAACTGACCACGAAGGATTTGCAACTTGATAATTTAATTGATTGCCATCTGTCAGGCGATAGCCGGGGGCAAAAGGATCTGGGGTATTGAGCATTCGACTATTCTCTCACTTTAAGATTGCCCGCCAGCAGCTTTGCACCTATCATATCATTTTGTGAATACAAACACAGCAATCTTTTGTTATGCCACGCAAATTTCCGCCGGTAATGGGGCTAACTTTTCTAAAAAGAAATCCACATTTGTTTGAAGTCTGCGATCTGTCGGATTGTAATCTAAGGCTTTTTGGGCGAAGGACAATCCTTCTTCCCATTTCCCTAAATTCCATAACGCAATCGCAGCCAAATCGTAAGGCTGCTCGTTCCAGCTAACTGGATCGCCAGTGTAAACCGGCTCTCGATGTGTGATCGTTAAGGCTCTTTTCGCCATCGCCAAGCAGTCTTCCCAGCGCTTTTGTCGATAGTAAACATGAGCCAGCCCGCACCATGCTTCTCGCGTGTAAGGAGCCTCTGCCGCAGCTTTCAACGACCAAACTTCCGCCTGCCCAAAATCATTTTTCTGCAAAAAGCACTTTGCCAGCGTTCGCATCGCAAAGGCCCGTTCGTGGTGCCAAGTCGCTGTCGGCATTCCCAAATACGCCTGCAAATGCGTAATCGCTTCATCAACTTTGCCGTAAAAGAACAATTCCCTTGCGTAATAAAACGCGTTTCTTGAGCAATACGGGTCTTCTTTCACCGACATTTCCAGCAATTCTAAATACGACCCTCTACTTTTCGTATCATCTGGCAAATGTGTAACAAGTAATTTGTCCGTAAAAGTGAGAACTTCTTTAACTCTTGGATCTAGCGTTGGATATTCATGGCACGGATGTTTCCACGAATACCCTTTTCTTCCGTGGATTTTCTCTGCATTAAAAACGATCCCATTTCCCCAATCATACCCATACCTCAGTCGCGTCGTCTCGTCGCTCCATACCCGTTCAATTTCCTCACGCCATCCAGCTTCCAGCACCTCATCCAAATCCAAACTTACACAAACATCAAAATCCGCAGGCACCAGCGCTAACGCAGCATCCCGCGCTTTATCGAACCGCCATGGGATGATCGCAATACTATACACAACCGCGCCTGCCGCTTTCGCTACAGCACACGTATCATCATCCGACCCCGTATCTGCAATTAGAATTAAATCCGCGTCTTTTGCTGACGCACAAAATCTTTCAACAAACTTTTCTTCATTTTTACTTATCGCGTAAACACAGATTTTTAACATGCAAGGCTCCCTTTTGCATATTCCTACACAGAAATCTGTCGAGCTTCTCTAAACAAATCATCGATTTGGACATCCGAAAGACCAAGAGCCGCCCCAAGCGTTGCGATCATTGCAGATCCTCTCCGCCACTCCAGCGCATATTCCCAAGCTGTCTTGGTCTTCTCATCGCCAGCATCAACAAGAGCTTGAGCTTGCGTTAAAAGACCAGCATCAGACAAAGCCATGCGGCCTTGAAACGGTGTGCAAGAGGCAGTATTGCGCCAATCCTCAATAGCTTGCTGTTTTTCTTCTAGAGTTTTTTCCGAAACAACCCAATTAATTATCCATTTCCCATTTATAAATTCTGGATCATTTTTCAAAACACAATTTTGTGTAGCGATATTAAATGTTGGCTTATCTTTTTCCTCCACAGCAACCAATACATCCCCAGTTTCTATCGCAAGCTGTGTTTGTGGAAACCAAAATGCAACATCAAAATTATCTCCATAATTTGTATATAAATTTTCTGCCTGCAAATCAGAAAACAAATACGGATACTTAATCAAAGTATCCCCATTAACTTTTGCATAACGCTGGATCATTCTCTCAACTCCTTATAACCGCTGTAGAAGTATCTCTGTCTATTTCTAGATTTCCTTCACAAGCTATATTCCAATCATCACCCGCCCGTTCGCTCCAGCTAGGAACATCTATTTTAACATGCTTGAATAGAAATTCCTTATCATTTTCAAAAACGCGCCAAACATGATCTAAAGTTCCACGCCCTGGTTGCCCTCTGGATTTATTAAAACGTATTAAATATTTCATATTACTTCCGCAGGCTTGCAGCATTGTTTC